ACAATTAACCTTGGACTATTCTACGGAATGGGTAAGGCCAAGCTTCAAGCAGAATTAGGTGTTACTAAAGAAAAAGCTGCAGAATTATTTAACACCTATCACCAAAGAGTACCGTTTGTTAAACAGTTAATGGAAAAAGCTTCTAACAGGGCACAGGATAGAGGACAAATCCGTACATTGCTAGGGCGACTATGCAGGTTTCACTTATGGGAACCTAATCAGTTTGGTATGCATAAAGCATTGCCTCACGAAGAAGCACTCAGGGAACATGGACCAGGGATCAGGAGAGCTTACACATACAAAGCATTAAATAAACTAATTCAAGGTAGTGCTGCTGATATGACAAAAAAATCTATGTTAGAGCTTTACAAAGAAGGTATAATACCTCATATACAAATTCACGATGAATTAGATTTGTCTATTGAAAATGAGGCACAAGCTAAACGAGTCATCGAGATTATGGAAAACGCGGTTACACTCGAAGTGCCTAACAAAGTTGACTATGAATCGGGTGATAACTGGGGGGAGATAAATGATTAATGGCTTACTTAAATGCAAACATACCTGTCATCGAATGCTATGTCAGAGGAAATTATCTTCGAGATCAAAAAGATTCACACGATAAATATTTTACCTGCACTATATTTGGTTTTAGTTCTATTCCAAACTCAGTACCATTGTTTCATTTTATGATGGAGGATGGTGGTCTATGGTGGCGTGCACCTATTTCTGCTTTCTGTAAAAAACCTGGTGTTAAAGAATTACCATTAGATGAATTAATGATGTGGGATTGCTTTAGCTATAATGTAGCAGTCACAACTTTTTATGAATTAGCTGGATCCAAAATGAAATACATATCAAGACGTAAGAAGTATAGAGAAGGAACATATTTATTTACTATTGATTGGTGTGGCGGAGACTTTAATGAATTAAATTTTGGTTATTCAGAAAAACCTGATCAACATAAATGTGGTCATGTAATTGAATTAGACGACGGAAACTATGCAATACAGCCAAATAATAGACTAAGAGTATTTGATCCATCAATGGGTAATGACCCATCAAAAACCTTGATTAACAGACTAGTAACTAGTAAAACATGGTCAGTTGAAAAAACTTCTAAGTGGATAACTGACGAGCATGAAGAAGGTTCATATGATTATCAACTTAGAGAATTGGAGGAAAACAATGATAAATAAATACAAAGATAAATTTATGGTTTGGCAACTACACAACAGAAGAGAAATCATCTGTGCTGTTGCAGGATTCATCGTAGGTGCTTTAATATTCTAATTTATGTCTGGAGATTGTGCTTATGGATTACAGATACACAGCAATACTAATAATATTGTTATGTTTGCTGGCTTTTTTCTTAAAGCCGGTACAGCACACTCCATTGAAAATTGAGTTAAAAGACTATATACTTCCTAAACCTAAACCAAAACCAATTGACGAAGAGGCGGAATGGAATGCTATTGATTGATAAATATATTATGAAGTGTTGTGACTTTTTAGACAAAAGTATTATGTGGGTAGAAGGATTATTCGCGCCTAAATGTAAATGTAAAAAGAAAAATTCTAAGAGAACTTACAAATATCAAAAGGATCATGCAACAGACGTGTCTTTTGAAAACGAAATAAAATACGACTAATGATGGAAAAAATTTTAACAATGTTGGTTGGACTCCTAATTGCATTAGGGGGCTGGTCCTTATCTAGAACTTTTGAACTTTCAACTATTCAAGCAGTACATGAGAATCAAGTAGAAAAACTTGAAAGAAAAGTAGAAAAATTAGAAGATCAAATGGATCGTATGATGGACTCTGATAAAGAGATCATGGAACAACATGAAGACCTATTTAAAAAATTAGAACAATCTAACACGGGGTATTCATATAACTAATGGCACTTAAAATTTCAGAAGAAGCAGCTGTGCAAATGCCGATGAAAACGGTAGCTTCGTTGATCATGATGGTCGCGATTGGAACCTGGGCTTACTTCGGTATTATTGAGACTCAAAACCGACTTTCCACGCAAGTAGAATTAATGCAAAAAGATTTAGTAGAGAACACAGCATTTAGAATAGGATGGCCGCGTGGAACTTTAGGAAGTCTTCCCGCGGACTCAGAACAATTCATGCTTATTGAAGAATTGTATAAGCAAGTAGAAAAATTGCAAGTACAACAAGAGTCTGGAATGCATAATAAAGTTAATATAGAATTTTTAACAAAACAATTAGAGAAAGCTTTAGAAGATATAGAAAAACTTAAAGACTCTAACAGAGAAATACATTATAAAAACGGTAACGGAGGATGAAATTTTGGAAGAAATGGTAATAGCCCTGTTGATGATTGTCAACCAAGAAATTAAAGAACATCGTATCCAACCCTCGATGTCCGTATGCCTTAAAGGGGCACGTGTCGCTAAGAGGGAGGCAAAAGAACGAGTACAATATCAATGCATCAAGTCATTGGCTGAGACAGAAATATACTTAGGTGAAAAAAGTATTGTCAAGCTTATATTAAAATAATGGATAAAAAAGCGTACGCTTTTTTTCTCAAGAAAAATAGACCTAGAAATAAAGTAGCACAAAAATTAAGGGATGGACGTTATCATCAGCGTGTGGTAAAGAATAAGAAAGCATATGACCGAAAAAAGTATAAGATGGACAGCTGAAATAGTCACTGGAAAATGCCCGTCTTGTGATGAACTCACAAGTTTAGTGGGGATTACTAAAGAATTTTATAGATGTATGACATGTGGTTCTGATCTTAAACAACATGTAAATGGTAAGATTGCTTATTTACCTGTAATACATCCGCCTGATGGCACAAAACCGTTTGTTAGAGACTGGTAATGGCTAAGAAAAAAGGCAACCTATACGGCAAAAAAATAAAGCATGAACCTATATTTCACAAAACAAGTATAGGTAGAAATCCTAGTAAAACAAAGATGAATAAATCAAAGCGTAGATCCTGGAAAAAATATCGTGGCCAGGGAAAATAATCCTTGACATAAATCCCACAAAATACTATATATAAAAAAGAAAGGAACATTATGATAGATAAATTAATTAAAAGAAATGATAAAGCTTTTGAAGAAACAAAAGAAAAACTTGAAAAGCTTCTTTCTGTTGAAACAACTACACCAGAAGAACATAGAGATGGACTGTATCAACAAATAGAAAAAGTTGTAGATCAATTGTCCTTACTTCATCGGAGAGGAGGATTTTATGAGTTTAAGAAAACTAACAATAACAAGCAAAAACATTAGTGCTAAGCAGTGGACCAATTTATTAATTGAATTGAATTTAATTAAAGAAGCATGGAAACCTTATGCAAGATTAGAGCTACAGGCACCAGGGCTCAAGAAAATAATTGCTTTTGGAAGAAAGACAGGAGATGACAAAGAAACTAGACGAACTAGCTAATCTTTGGGAAAAAACGAAAGACCCAAAGTATAAAGATCTTTGGTATAAATTAATAAAGGAGTTTGCAAATGGACCTAATAATTTGGAACGACGGACTGTATCAACTGATTCCAGTTACAAAGAAGATAATGGAAGGAATAGTCCTAACGGCTGATATAGATTGTTTCGATCTATGTGAGATATTGAGATTAAAACTAACAGGTTATGTAATTGAATTAAATTTACATATCATGAACGATGGCAGTGGAAACTGGATTGGTTGTATGTGTAGATAACAAGATAGAAAAGGACCGGCGTCCAAATAATGCCTCGCGCTATTCCCTGTACGTCAAGCTGTGACCCGAAAGGGTAGCCTCGGAGCCTTTGCTCTTATAGGAGTACGTGCACGGAAACTATAAGAGTTAATATGAATAATAAATTAAGTATGAGCGGCGGATACACAAGTAAATCTAATATAAATTTGGTGCTCATTAACTTCAACTCTTCCAAGCTCTTTCATTTTTTTAAGCGATTCTTCATAACCTGCCAGCATGCAGTCGTACATACTGTCATAATGTTCAGGCCACTCATAGGGCTGCAAACAAGAACCCTGGATATAACTACACATGATTAAAGTTAATAATATTTTCATTGACACCTATTGTAAAACATGAGATAAATCCCATATGATTAATAAAAACAAGAAAGGAGTATAACAGTATATGACTGATATAACAAAATATAAAAATGTGTCATTATCACATAAGACCTATGACGCAATTGATATATTAAGAAAAAAGATAGTTCCAAATACAATACTAAGCAGATCACAAACTATAAATATTTTAGTGAATGAGAAAGTGAGGAAGTTAAATGGAAAAATCAAAAAAGAAGACTAAAAAAGTAATTTGCCCGACGTGTAAGGGCAATGGATATATAAGAATACCATACAAACTAGCGAGAGAAGAAATAACAGCGCAGTGTGGTGTCTGTGATTCGGAAGGAGAAATAGATGCTGAACAACGTGATGATATTTATATTGATGCTGATGGTATTCACAGGTTGCAGTAAAATGGACCTAGATCCTAATCCATTAACAACCATAGGGAGGGCAATAATAACATATGACAATGACTGAAGATGATATCGAAAGAATCAATAAACGAGGTCCTAATGATCTTGAAGAAACAATTAATAAATTAAAAAAACAAGTAGAGTTTTTACAAGGTAAATGTAGGCAAGCAGGTTCCGCTATCATAGATCAAGAAATAACTATTAATGGTTTAAAGAAAGAAATTGATAGATTGTCCGAAGAAAACTCTAATTTAAGTTTAATAAAAGGAAACAAGAATGGAAAAGAATAAAAAAGTAGAAATAAAATACCAGGTTCTACAATGGGGCCCCTGTATTGTTCATTTAAAAATTTCTGAAGAATTTCAACAGAAGTTATTGAAGGGAGCAGAAGAAGCTAGAAAAACTAAGAAAGATTTTAGGTCTCAATTAGCTGGTATCATTAAAGAAGAATACTCTTACGAAGATAGAAAAGAATATGTAGATGAGATTGGACAGTTCTTAACTGTCTATGATGAAGCTTATCAGAAATGGAAAGGTGAAAAGTATAAAGTTAAACCAGAGTATATGTTAAATGCTTTATGGGTTAACTACATGAAGAAGAATGAATACAACCCGCCGCACGACCACTCAGACTGGCTTTCATTTGTAATATTCTTAAAGGTACCAGAAGAAATAACCAGGGAACAGGAAGAGTTTGTAGGAAACTCCGCTGGACCTGGAAGTTTATCTTTTTTATATGGTGATGGTAATAGACAATCTATTACTTATCAATCTGTTAAACCTAAAGACCGAGATATATTTATATTCCCGGCATGGATTAAACACTACGTTGCACCGTTTTATTCTGATGTAACTAGAATATCTGTCTCAGGAAACATTTCTAATTCAGCTTTGTTAAGTCACATAAGACAAGCTAATGAAATTATTGCTAAAAAAACAAACACACCGGAGACTAAAAATGAAGGAAAGTGATATCGCATACATAGCAGGACTCTTTGATGGAGAAGGTAGTATTTATTATGCACGTAGACCGGAGAAGAAAAAGAAACACAAAGGCAAAGGTTATAGAACTTCTATGTCACAAAGAATTAGTATGGAAGTAACCATGACTGATCCTATGGTAATTAATTGGCTACGTGAAACTTTAAAGGTTGGCACTGTAGCTAAAAAACCTCGTAAAGGATTACGTAAAGATGGTACGAAATATTTAATGCAATACAAGTGGCGTTGTGTATTTAGAGATGCGTATTATGTGTGTTGTTTAATTTATCCATACTCCATTACGAAATTAGAAAAGGTCAAACAAGTTTTAGATCATTACCAACAAGCTGAAATTCATAAAGAGAAGGTAGTTGACTTAGATAAGTACCGAATGGCAAGAGCATTTAATTGGAATTTACATGGCACGTGATAAATCCAAAGGTCGAAAATGGGATGGAAAATCAAGGGTTTCCACCGATTTGTATAGAAAAAACTTTGATGAAATATTTAAAAAAAGAGTAATGGAAGGCAAGGATCCTTTCATGAGGGAACAAGAAGAATTAAATGAATCTTACAAGCAATCTTTAAGAGCTAAAAAAGAAAGAGAGAAATGAGATTAGTTAAATACCCAGATACTTTTCTAAGAGACTCTACTGAAAAAGTAGAATTCCCTTTGAGTGATGAAAATAAAATTATTATAAAAAATATGATCAATTTGATGTACCAAGAAAATGGTATTGGTCTAGCTGCCAATCAAGCAGGATACAATAGACGTATATTTGTTATGGATGTAAGTAATGAAAAGGATAACCCTCAAGTATTTGTTAACCCTGTTATTATGGCTAAGAATAATATTAAGATGGGAGATATGGAAGGTTGTTTGTCTTGTCCTGGTAGAGAGGTTAAAGTAAAGCGATCTATTTCAGTTAATTTAGAGTGGCTATGTGAACATGGTGAAAAACAGCATAAAACATTCTATCATTTACCTGGACGTGTGGTGCAACATGAAATGGATCATTTAAATGGAAAGTTAATTATAGATGAAAAAAGATGAAGTAGTAATAGTCTGGAAAGGTAATAAATTACCATGCGAAGACTGTGAAGTTATATTTAAGGATAAGTTTGATAAAGAACATAAGGTAGGACTAACTAGATTGATTAGAGTTTTTAATAATAATATCTGGCAGAATCAGAAGAGTGTTAAATGAAGTTTAATAGAAAGTATAATTACCCGAAGTCGATGAGGTCATTGATCGATGGTAAACGACACTATGACATTGGTAACGATAAATTACCGAGTGTTACGACGATATTATCCGCGACCCAGTCGGACGAGAAGAAGAAGTCTCTTGCTGATTGGAGGGCCAGGATGGGAGCACAGTCGGCAGATCGGATAAGAGATGTATCCGCGATGCGTGGTACAGCCATGCACAGGTATCTAGAGGCTTTTATTGACGGCACAGGGCACAAGGACCTGACATCCATTGGTAAGGAAGCAGAACCCATGGCTAAAAAGATTATAGAATCAGGGCTCGGGGAACTTGATGAGGTGTGGGGACAGGAGGTAACCCTGTACTATCCTGGGTTGTATGCAGGAGCTACTGACATCGTAGGAATCTACGAAGGACAGCCAGCCATAATAGATTTTAAACAAACTAATAAACCAAAGAAACGTGAATGGATATCTGATTACTTCGCCCAACTTGGGGCATATTGCATGGCCCACAACTATGTATATGGGACCAAGATTCAGTCTGGAGTGATTCTAATGTGTAGTAAAGATCTTCTCTTTCAGAAGTTTGAGGTAGCGGGAAGTGAATTTGTACGCCACCAACACGATTTCTTGCGCAAGATAGACCAATATTATAAAAATGTACCAGAGAAAAAAGAGGGTCAAGGTACAAAAACTGATGAATAAGTATAGTAAATTAGCCATTAATTTAAATTGTACCTCTGTATACACCTTTTTTATGAAAATTTTTTATTTTTTTTTTTCGAAAAAAGCTAGGTACAATTGGTACAATTCAAATTATTGTTGTATACCAACGTTTAATCGCTCATTTTTGTACCTGAGAGCTTGGTACAATAAAGGTACAATTGGTACAAATGTATCAAAAAGCAAGCAATACCAACGATTTAAGGGGTATAGAGTTAGAATTTTGGAAAATATATTTTTATTTTATAAATCTAGGAGTATACAATCAGTATGACCAGAAATAAGAAATCTAAATTTAAACATGTTAAGATCGGTTCGAAACGTTACTATTTTTATCGCATCGAGTGGGTTGACATAACGGGCGATGCCGGCCATGCATCAGCAGAAGAATTTGATAAATTCGAATGCAGCAAAATGATAACACATGCATACATTTACAAAAAAACTTCCAAGTTTGTCTGGTCATTCTCGTCATATGAAGAAAAGGATGTATCATTTTCTGATCGTAATATATTTCCTGTTGGTTGTATTGTTAAAATGACTAAATTACTTGTCTGAGTTATTTTCGATAAGTTTTTTGGAAGGGACCCCTTCAATACGTTCTGCTTGAAGTAGTTTTAATCTCTTAATTTCATCTAGTTTTTCTGATTTAGATAGGTCGCTTAAATTACCATGTAAATGAGTTTCAATAAATTGTCCTGTAGCTTTACCAATAAGGTTTTCAAATCCTAATGATTTTTCTGGCTTACCAGCGTCTTCTAAAGCTTTGGATAGTTTCTGTTGTCTCAACACATAGTTATTTTTAGTGACAGTATACGACCTGTTCACCTCGTTAGTTTTATAACGTAGGTATTTAATAACTTTAGGATTGTCCATTAGTTCGGACCCTTCAATTCTAGCTCTATTGGGGCTATACCCAGCCGCTAATGCTGCGTCAGTAAAAGTAGTTCTTCCCTGATTGTAGACCAAGTAGTCTACAAACCTTCGCTGCATTATAGTTAGCACATCCGCTGGATGCGCCTTCTTTTTGACAACTTCTTGACTCATACTTGCAATATATCTTATATGGGATATAATACAAGGCAGAATTATGACAGGAAAAGAACTAGCTCAAATCTTAAATAAGTTTCTAGTATCACCTCATGCACAGTGGGCAAGAGTCCAGATTGAATTACCGAATGGAGAAAAATTAAATGTTTCTGAAATTCAATTGTTGCAAAATAGAATGATTGGGGATAGAGACACACACAGGATTAATATTAAGGGTCAACGCGATTCTTATCCTAAAATGGGAAAAATCATAGGCAAACTTTAGTAGGAGGTTACCTTGGTAAGACCTGAAACTAAATTTTGGAATGAGCTTAAAAGAAATACAAATAAAATTATCTGGACACGCTTGGAAAATAAAGCTTTATTTGGCACTCCTGATTTATTGGGCTATTCTCCTAACCACCACTTTTTTACAGTAGAGTTAAAGGTATCATTACGTAATCGAGTTACTCTTTCACCCCATCAAATTAGCTTTCACATGAAACATAATTTGAATACATTTATTCTTGTTCACTGTCCCCTGGATAAGGGGAAGGTTCGCTTGTACCCTGGCTCCGGGGTCCTGGAGCTTGTGCGCTTGGGACTTCAGCTTGAGCCCTTGGCTCAGGGTTGGGACGCTTGTCGCTTGAAGCTTGAGAGCTTGTAAGCTTGCGAGCTTGCAGCCTCCGTTCCTGTTCTCTCCTGAACTTCCTTAACTCTGCATAATACTTCGGGGATCTAAAAACCATATTTAATGTTTACCGTAACATATGTTTGCTGTGTCGCGGTCCCAGCATTGCCTGCAGCTGCCGCATTCGTTCCCTTGATCGGGCGCCGGGCAGGTCCTAGCTTCCGGCTTCGTGGAGACTGTCGACGTCCAGGGCCAGTGCTTCACCGGTCCTTGATCAATCATATGTGAACTAATTCTAATTATTAAATTTGGCGGAATTACGGCCGGGTCCATGAGCGTCAAAAATTTAACTTCGCGCGTTGGCATCCAGTGCCTGGTCCCCGGTGTACGCTTGCACACTTCAAAAATATTTTTTAAATGCTCAGGGCTCTGTATGTCTCCGCTGTCGTGCCACCTGAACCAGGGTTCACCTGTGATCAACGTTACCATTGCTTCCACCCAGCGCGGGTCCGTCAGTGCTTGCTGCCTTCGCTCTAATGCTTCTTTTACATTTTTAAATCTATATCTACCCTTCATGGCGTAACAGCCAGCGCAGACGCTGCCCTTCACCGCCTGAAGCTTAACGCCTGTTATACATCTCCAGGCCGGCAGGTTGTGCGCCGGTCCAGGCATCTTAGAGGGGGCGCTCAGGCCCCCGGTTATTTTTCTAGCTTCTTTTTTCAACATCGATTACCTCTTCAAGAAATATTAATTTTTCAATAATTTCTTTTAATTTTTTTAAGTTAGTTGGCTGGAAGTGTAGCGCCATCCCGGGCGTATTGTACAGCTCCAACAACTCATCACTTATATTTTTTAGTTGTGTTTTAACTGTTTGCATTTTTTCCTTTCGTTTTTAAAATCTTATAATATCCCAGAACCCTGAAGCTGTCAAGCTTGAGAGCTTGGGCGCTTGCGAGCTTGTAGCTTGTAGCTTTCCGGGCGGGCCCACCCTAAAAAAAATAGGGCCACAGAGCACGTATCTCCCGGTCGAGCGGGTCTTGTTGTGGCCCAGAAGACCTGGCGCCTGAAGCGCCAGGCCCATTCCTAACAGATTGGAATTAGTTTGATTTCTTTGCTTTACCACCCTGAACCATAACGTTATCTCCGTCGAACCCTGCACCGCTCAACATCTTTCCTATTTGTGAGATCATCTTAACTTCAGCGTGTTTCTCGTGTTTGTCCTTGTATTTAATATATTCCTTGTTCAGGACCACTGGCTCAAACTTGGAATAATAAGAAACATGACCGCGATCGTAACCATCTTTTTTAGTAAGATGTTTTAAAGTTGATACATGCCATCTATTATCTTTAAAGATATAAATATATTCTATAAATATATCTCCTTTCATGGCGTCCATGTACATCCACTCATCTCTAAAGGTTTTGGCTGGATCTTCCGCTCTCTTCCAGTCTCTACTGTAAAAACTACACTCATCTATAGTGTCGCCCAGGTAGCTGGCATCTCCATGCTTAAAGAGTTCCGCTGCCATTGCAGGTAACCTGTAATGGTCGACAAGGCATTTTCCAACGCCATATGGATACCCATCGCTGTGAACGTATATTACTTTCACTTTTTTAGTCTTTGGATCTTCTATTGCTATATTTGACCTAGTACTCATAATTGTTTTTCCTTTCTGTTTTCATCTTATATTATATAGGATCAAGTGTCAAGCCGTGCAGGCGAGTCTTTCAGTTTGCAACCTTACTGGACCATAACTGCTCGTTATCGCGACCTGTACTATAGTGGGTTAAATCCCACAGCTTGAACCCTGATCCCAAATCCCAGGGGACAGCGCGCCATCCTTGCTGGGATCAGGGATCAGTTGTAGATCGCATACGATTTAAGAAGCCGCATCACTACACCTGATCCCAGATCCATGGCTCCGCAGTCATGACATAAAGTACAGCAACACCATGGATCAGGGATCAGCGCTTGCAAGCTCGAGAACTCGAGTGTAGCACAATTAAGCACTTTTCAGACTCAAGCTTGCAAACTCATATCCCAATAGTTTAGAATCATTCTAAACTAATTTCTTAATCCTTTCTGTTTCATGCAACTTGCAGTTGCGTTTTTGTACTGCCAACTGCAAGTTAGCTTAAATGTTATATTTAAGTTTTTATAAATAAATATATATCCCATATAATACTTGACAATCCCAAAGTCAAGTGTTAATTTTAAATTAATGCAAACAAATAACAGAAAGGCAAAAATGAGTAGAATAAGACTAAACCAAGAGTATCGAAACAAGATTGCTAATAGAATGAGAGTACATCTTGAACAAGAAGATACTGTTGAAAAACAAAACTATGACAATCTAAAAGCAGACCAGATTGACATAAACGACAATGCTTGGAACATGGCAAAGAAAATAGTTAGACGACATTACACGGAAGAAGATGTTGCCAAAGCATATTACTTACAGAATAAATTTGAGAATGTAAGTACGATTGCAAAAGACAGTTGTTTTCATTTTCATTATCTTGGAATGAAAGAAGATAAAGACTATGACGGCAATCCTATAATGAAAGAAGATACTATTGAAAGTCATTTTGATTTTCGATTAAATGGTTCAATAGATACTGACAACAATTCTTCATATTCAAGAAGTGATAACGAATATGGTTATGCTTTGTTTCGTGATGAACTTAAAGCACAAGATAATTGCAATCCTGATATTTTGATTGAACAAGAGGGAAAAGACAACAACCCACATAGAACAAAATATACTGACAACAACAATAAATATCTTGGCGACGACGACAAAGGTTATGGCAAAGAGTGGAACGACAAGTATAAACTTGATTTAATTGGTCGTGATTATTGTCGTGATAGGTCAATTGCGTGTACTGAACAAGAATATATGTTTTTAATAAATTGGAAAGTACAAAAAGCTACCTTTGTAATTGCTCATCAAAAATGGATTAAATCTGTTTTAGACCAGATGAAAGAAATTAAACTTGGTTTAAAAGGTTATAAATATTTAGACGAGGCCATTGAACTTTCAAAAGAACTTGGCTTGAATATTTCAGACGCAGAAATAATCAGAACTAACTCAACTGGCTTGACAATTTACAATCCTAAAAATCTGGCAGACAGAATAAAAGGAATGAAAAACAAGAAAGTTAAAACCAAAGCAGAAAAAATAGCTGAACGATTGCTATATGAAAAGCAACAACAATCAGTAAATTAAGCTATTGACAATCTGGGGTATTTAATATAATATCCCAGATATAACAGAAAGGAAACATGACAAATAAAATAGACCTTAACAATATACCAAACAATTTTATGGTAACTTATTTTGCTAACAAGCATAAAAAAGTTATTACTAGAAATGGCAGTTGGTTTAAACCAAATACAGACACAGTAGGCAAAGCATTTATTTCTAAAAATGGAGTAGTATGTTTTATCTATTGGGATAATGACGCAGAACCAGACGAGAAAGGCAATCAATGGCGAATGGCGAAAAATCCAATGACAATAAAAGCAACTCAAACAATAGAGGGATAAATGATATACTTTGTAATAAGAAAATATAAATCAAACTATTCAGAAAGTTATAGAATAGAAAAACACACAGATAAGTTAGACGAGGCAAACAAGTTTTTGTCTGCATTATCTTTATTAGACCAAGATGAGTATGTAAGCTTTTTTATTTCTGCTCATCAATTTCAAGAACCATTAATTTTAACAGAAGAAGTAGCATAATGGAATATAACTGGTGCCACAACCCTGATTGCCATAAGATACAAACTC